TGACCGTGGTGGCAACAGATGTAACATCTGGCTCTGAAGACGGACAGTTTGAGTTTGACGTACTACAGGGCGGTAGCCTTATAAAGGCATTCACTATTGCTTCCTCTACGGCAGGAGCGCAATCGATAGACTTCAACCAAGACTCTGTAACATTCGGTACAGGCACGGCAGCTACAGATATCACGCTTACGTTTGATGCAGAAAGTGCTGACGGGGTCATCACCTGGATGGAAGACGAGGACTACTTCAAGTTCTCTGACGAGATATTGATGAACGGGACCGAAAAGATATTGTTCGGAGATACTGCAACTTTTATTCATCAATCATCCGATGGCGTAATGACCGTTGATGGAGAAGCAACGATAGATCTTAATGCCTCTACAGCAGTTTTAGTTAGTAATGATTTGAAATTAAATAGCGACTCTGCTGTTTTAGGATTCGGAGCAGATAACGACACAACCCTAACTCATACAGACGGAACAGGGTTGACGCTAAACTCAACGAACAAATTGACGTTTGGAGATACAGGCACATTCATTCATCAGTCTTCTGATGGTGTTCTAACGATAACATCAGATACAACTGTAGACATCAATGGAGCGGTGGCTTTCGATGGAGCTATTACAGGGGCAACGAACATCACCTTATCAGGTGAATTAGATGCAGCAACCCTGGATATATCGGGCAATGCAGACATTGATGGGACACTAGAAGCAGATGCTATTACGGTAGACGGCACGGCACTCGCAACCTACATCAGGGATACTGTCGGGACAAATATGCTTAGTAGCAATACTGAGAGCGGCATTACCGTTACCTATGATACGAGCAATGACAACATAGACTTTGCCATTGATGCAGCGCAGACAACCATTACATCTCTGTTTGCCACCGATATCAAGATTGGTGAGGACGACCAGACCAAGATAGATTTTGAAGACGCTAATACGATTAACTTCTATGCCAATAACGCAAAAGAAGTCGTGCTTGCCGAGAACTCAATAAGCCCTGGCACAAGCGACGGTACTGCTTTAGGCACAACGTCCTTGATGTGGTCTGATTTATTCTTGGCAAGTGGATCTGTCATTAACTTTAACAATGGCGATATGACATTGACTCACTCGTCCAACACCTTGACGGCTGCGGGTGGCACGGTAGCAACAGCAGCCTTGACAACCAGCACCATTGTTGCGTCAGGGATTGTCAAGACAGATGACACAACCAATGCTACCTCTACGACGGATGGTTCGCTCCAGACTGATGGTGGATTGAGCGTCGTCCTGGATGCAGTGTTCGGGGATGATGTGAAATTGTTGTCGGATAGCTCGGTGCTAGCCTTTGGAGCAGACGGTGATGCTACCCTAACCCATACGAATGATACGGGAATTACCCTGAATAGCACGAACAAGCTGATGTTCAATGATGCAAGTCAGTTCGTACAGGGAAGCAGTGCCACGGTTCTTTCTATAGGAGCCACCGATGAGATAGACCTGACCGCTACGGCAGTGGACCTGAATGGAACACTGGATGTATCGGGTAATGCCCAGCTCAGCGGAACGGTCACAGTAGGGGCTGATGGTAGCGGAACCGATGTTATCTTCTACTCTGGCACATCTGGTGACAACCTCACATGGGATGCATCTGAGGAGGTGCTACAGATCACGGGAACCAATGGGGCTACTGCCCTAGATGTACTCGATGGCGATGTTCGGGTTGTAGATACGCTGTACCTGTATGACCGGGGAGGCGAAACCATATCCAGTGACGGCACTGATCTGACCATCGCTAGTGGAGATGACATATTCCTCACAGCTACTGGATCAGTCAAAGTAGCCGATAAAATGGCGGTTGGAGTTGAAGATGCCAAGAAAACATTTAATATCATTCCACTTAATACTCAAGACGTAAGCACGAGTGCAACAACAATCAGTGGAGGAACTGATTTCGGAGTTCTCACTTTCGTCACTGGTGAAGAGGGAGTGACTAGGTTTGCTGACCTTGTTATATTCGGCTACGACAGCGTGACTGTCATCAGTAGCCATAGTGTGAGGGGAAGCCCCACAGCCAGGACATATTCAGTTAGTGGGCAAGAGTTAAAGCTAGCTATGGATAGCGGAACCTATGATATATCGGTTCTTCAGATAATGTCCCCGAACCCAACGTGATCATAATTAAGAGGAGGATGGTATGGCTACAGGAGATATTACAATTTCAGTGGCAGTTGCAGGTGGTGCAACGAAATCGGCAACGATACCGAGTGCGACAAGGGTACTTGCTAAGGCTCGTGCCGTCGCCACAGGGGTAAGGGAAGCAGGCGCAGATCTTTCTGCTGATGCTGATTACCAGGTATGGGCAGTGAATAAGTTTGCAGCTCGGATCGTATCAGATGCAAACGCACAGGCAGAAAAAAATGCTGCCGATGGTCTGACTGCACAATCATTTACGGCAGCGTCCTGAAGATGAGGTCAATGATTAGGTGGCTTGCATACATGGTTATACTTACTGCAAGAAGAAAGAAAGAACAAGAAGAGGAAGAGGATTACGGGACTCCTGTAGCCCCGATATAAGGAGGACATATGCTATCCAGGATGAGGCCACAGATAATGGTAGCGATTCTTTGCGGGACCATATTCGGAGTAGTGGGTATGTGGATAGGTATGAAGATGGAGGCCACCGAGGTGGTGACGGCTGTTATCGGTTCGGTATTCGGGTTCCTTGGAGGAGTTTCTCTCAAGGTACTCGAACAGGAGTAAGGCTATGAAAAGAATAGGTAGGTTTATTTGGAGAATCCTTTCCTTCCCCTTCCGCATGGTATACAGAGGTGTCCGGAAACTCATACGTGGAATCATCGCCACTCCAATGGCTATCATCCGTAGCCCTGTTAAGACCTACAGGGGAATTGTACGGGCGAGGAACTGGCTACTTGCTAAAGTAGAATACTTGCAGGGCGAGTCAGCTAAGTGGAAGACAACCTTCTCAATTATCAAGAGTCCTTACAGCCTCTTGCGTAGCTTTGGACTAAGCCCTCAGATGGCGGCTAGCTTTCTCCTAGCAGGAAGTGCGGTTGGTGGTGGTGTCGTAGTGAACGAGACGATCCTAGCTGAACGTAGCTTTTCAAATCGTGATCCGGGCGTGTATGCAGCTTCCGTTATAGGGCAAAATGCCCCCCTAGATATCCCTACTGAATACGTTGAAGGCTCAAACACGTTAAGAATAGACCTTGGATCGACTCCCGTACGGGAAATTGTTATAGAGAACGTATCGGTTGGTACGGTATTCACTGGTTCTGCGCTCCCACAAGGCGAGCAGAACGTCGTTCAAGTTAGTGGGAATACGATTGGTGGGGGTACAAATACGAGGCTTGAGATAGGCCACCTCATCTTTGAGAAGAGCCGATGTAAAAAGCTGGAGCTGACCGACATACAGGCCCATACCATTATCGTCAAAGGCAATGCTAGCGATGGGCAATCCATAGCACCTTCACCAGGCACGAGTCGTATGAGGGCTATTGGTGGAGGGCATCAGCAGGCTGATGCGATGGTGACCAGCGGAGGAACCTATGACCGTATCTGGATACAGGCTCCAACGTCTGGGGTCAATGGCAAGGTCGGCACACTACGCCTAACTAATTTGTACACGAAGGGTGGTCTGTGTGTGCTGTCTAAGATGAACGTCGGCACGATGGAGATTCTTTTGAATGAGGTCGGCGAAGGAAACGGTTTCGCAACGAAGGAGTTCACTGTTGCTACGACTGTTACAGGGGCGAACATCACTATTGAAGACAACGTAGAGGTAACCATAGCGGAACCGGCTACAACGTAAAGGATAGATAGATATGGCAACGAAACCAGATCCACGATTAAAAAGGGCAGGAGTGTCAGGGTTTAATAAACCCAAGCGTACCCCTAGCCATGCCACGAAGAGCCACGTTGTGGTGGCTAAGAGTGGTGACCAGGTTAAGACCATCAGGTTTGGTCAACAAGGGAAGACTGGAGATAAGTCCATGACTCCCAGGGCAAAGTCCTTTAAGGCTCGTCACGCTAAGAATATTGCCAAGGGCAAGATGAGTGCAGCGTACTGGGCTAACAAGGTTAAGTGGTGAAGAAGAATCCAAAGAGGTGTAGTCATCGACACAACGATGGGTCAAGGTGCAGACAGGTTCGGCAAAAGCCTAGCCTGTACTGCTTAAATCATCAGAGGAAATAGGAGGAGGAATTATGAACTGGATACTGAAACTACTACCGGAGGATAAGCGAACTCTTCTTGAGCTGGCGATACGAATTACCGCATCGCTGGACACAGCCAGGGAACGCAAGGCTGTTGCTGAGTACGGCACAGAAATGCTCAAGGACGGCAAGGTAACCGTCGGTGAGTGGGCTAAGTTCGGATCTAAGCTAGGAATCCTGACAGGGAAGCACTAGTGTGTTTCGTAAGGGCTTCTGGTTAGTCTTCCTGTCGTTCTCTATGGTCCACATGATTGAGGACCTCTTATGGGCTATCATAGCCCGGTTCACAGACACGCCTATCTACTTAATCTTCCTTGGTATCCTGGCGTGGGCAATGCTAACGACAGTCTTTGTTTATTCTGATCCAATTAAGAAACACTGGAAGGGGTAGCTATGGCAGATGTACCGAACTATTCAAACCTGGAAATCAGACGAGTCAGGCCGTGGGTAGCAAAGCCGAGGGGCAAGATCAGGGTCTATGATGGAGACACATTCTATTCAGACACGCTTGATCTTGGCTGGGGTGTGAGCCTGAACAAACCAAAGTTCCGCATCATGGGTATTGATACTCCTGAGAAGGGCTGGAGAGCCAAGACTGATAGAGAACGTGAACTTGCCCTGGAAGCCAAGGCTTTCATTGTGAATATGTTTGAGAAGGCTGATGAGATCTTGGTCTACAGCGAGGACGGAAGAGGAAAGTATGGACGCTGGCTCGTACACGTTGTGTGCGATGGGGTAAATGCAGGAGATGCTTTAATTGAGGCTGGCCTTGCCAGGCGTTATGACGGTGGGACCAAGGACACGACACCGTGGTAGATACTTGTGTTCATCACTGGATGTTTGACCCGCCAAAAGGCAACACCAGCATCGGTGTTTGTAAACTTTGTGGGGCTACGGTTAAGAACCTAAACTACTTTGATTCATACAACAGGCCCCATAACCTTGTGAAGAGGGGTAAGGCAAGGGATAAAAGAAAAGTCCCCTAGTCAGAAACGAACATCTTCGGCCTGGGTACTTATGAAACACTTTCGCCAGAGTATCTGACTAGAGGACTCTCCCCCAGCTTGAAGGACTCAACAATGATTGATGAGTCTTTTATTATCCTATCAAAAACAAAATACTTCTACAAGTATTACTTACTACCTACCCCCTTTAGGGGGGTAGTAAGTAATACTCTTAAGAATCTTTTATTCTGCGTGGTCTGTGTGAAGGTTGTCATAGCATGGTCTGCACACAACCTGGAAGCACCCTGCACAGTTCATAAGAAGCCTTACCGAGGCTCCGCAATAGTCACACGTCATCCCTCTATCCATTACCCCGTCTCCTTTACTTCTATAATTGTGTTGTCCTTAGTTATCATCGTGTCACATGGAAGAGGGCAATACCATTGCGGCTCTTCAGCGGTTTATCCTGTGGCCCCTTCACATAAGGCATAATCCACAAAGGGCTATTCTTCTGCTTACTGGGATAATACTGGCTACGCCAATGCCCTTTCACAAGCCACCTACTTGACCACTCTCTGGTGCCACCTTTCGATTGCCCATTCGTATGTTGCGCTCGGCGCAATGATATGACATTGATCATCGGGTCTTCTATTCCAGTCTCCCTCTGCAACCTGCGTCGGCTCGATCTGGGGAGGCGGTGTGGCTCAACAGTACTAAACGGTTGATTCATAAAGGCGAAGAGGCTAATAACGAACACCGGAAACTCGGCAGAGAATTCGGGACACGTGCTATCACCTGTGTCTGGGTCATGAAAGTTTTTGTGAAAAGGCCATGATTGCGTGGTGCATAATCCCCAGCCTTTGTTGGCTGTTTTGTGGTAATAATCAAGCGTGACAACGGGAGGTTCGTCACTTATCTTATCGCTAAGGTTTCGGAAGTCTATGTCGTAACCGCTCTCTCTCAATGCCTTAACAACGTCGTCCATATCACATCCGCTTTCGCAACGTATAACCAGCCCGCCTCTTATCCTTTCTATAACCGAAAGAGAGGGTTGCTTTGTCTTATCTGGATCGTGATATGGACAATGCACCAAGTGCGATGCTCGTCTATGATCTATAGTGGACCACGCTAACGCACTCCACCCAAAAGATATGTCGGTTACAGGAGGTTCTTCAGTAAACCACTTGGTGATCTGTTCTTCATCAGTCGTGGCACCGGGGTTAGGGATTGGCCTCTCAAACAATATCCAGCCCCTCTTACTCGGCGGAAGCACATCCCCTATGCAAATATCACTTGGGAATGAGTCTATGCTGCCCCTAAGCCAGTCTTGGATATCTCCATCCAAGAAATATGGCGATGCTCTTTCGAGCACATCGCTTGCTCCAAGAGCATCTAACATAGAATACTCCCGATGATTTGCCGCCAATGAGGTAACCGCATCTAGCTGAGCATGTATGGCATCAAAATAACGCATCGTTGCAGGCTTCATTATCCTATCTCCTTTACCTCTATAATCGTATTGTCCTTATCACTTAGTTCATACCTAATTGTGTAGCTGACGTTCTTAGCTGAGTCATCGGCTATCAACTCTGCTTCTACAAGACCATCAATATAGGGCTTCATGGAAGCGAACAGGTTGTCCGGGTCACGCCTTCTCTTATCCTTGGACAACCATGTAATGATGATATGTGCCTTAGCATATGGCGTGACTGGCTTGCCCTGCTCACGCACAAGGGCTATAGCTTCGTCCTTCGCGGCACTCTTGGCTTTTGCAAGGTGTGTCCAATGGTGTCGCTTGTTCGGGTTCAGGTCTGGATCAGGCAGGTGTTTCAATTCGATCTTCATGGCTCTCCCTTTCCAGTTCATGGCGTATCATCCCAAGAAGCCGTGCCTCGATCTGTTGGACACGTTGCCTGGTGAGGCCATAATCATCCCCAATTTCCTGTAATGATTTTCCTTCAGAACCATCCACCCCAAATCTTTGGGTCAGAATTTTCCTATCCCTGCGTTTTCTGATGGTAGCCAGGGATTCCTTCACTTGCTGTTTCATCGTGTCTCTTTGTGGTTCAACCCCCACCTGTCTCAGGAAATAATCCATGCGAATCTCTTGCACTGTCTGGGGATTTGGATCTTCATGTGGTGTTGTTACCAGATCCATCTGGTGTGCAGCAGGTGAGATTTGTTTTCCGCACTCACATGCCACACGATAGTAGACCTGTGCCGGAGTGATATGAGTCCCCATAATTCTGCCCTTGTGTCCTTGGTGGGACCGATACTTGACGTGTCCTAACTCTACGGTGTCTCCATAATAAAACTTTCTATACCCCACGGTTCACCCCCTCACATGCCTTGCACCGGACGATTGCGGTATCCTGACAACCCTTCTTTCCATTGATACATGATGCGTCATCAAGAAACACCATCCGGTAGGCTTTCTCCAGACGATCCCAAGCATCTAAGTTATCCAAGAACACGTCATTGTCCCTTAAAAGTGTTTCTTGGGCATCACAGAGCGTTTCACGTATGCCCTTGGCGTTGGATGTTATGGCTCTCAGGCTTTCTTTGTTCTGTTTAAGCATTTGTTTGATTAACCTCGACTGCTCTGGGTCAAGGTCAGTGCTCATTGCCTCTATGTCTATCATGTCCCCGGCAGGGACAAGCCTGAGTCCATTCTTCCAGGCTGTCTCTATTGCGAGGACACCAGTCTCGTGTTTCTTTAGATTCTCCATGATTCCTCTTCTTCCCATGCCCGGTTCGCCCACTGTTTGTTTCCAAGGATCACGAACCGTCCATTATTCTTTCCTTCACTTAGTTCCTTGCGGATATGCGACTCGGTTTTATCCAGCATTTCCGCTATGTCTGTAACGCTCATGCCGCCAGGGGTATTCTTCAGAAGGTTCTCAATGCGATCCTTCATGTTCATGTGTTCTACGAGTGGTGTGTCCCTTACGTCACGACGTGTGATTGTAACAAAGCCATCACCGAACCCAAGCTCAAACCCTATGGGTCGCATCAGCTTAAAGTTGTTTGCCTTCTTGTGGAGAAGGCCGAAGACAATTTTGTTTTGGTCTTCCTGCTGATCCTTAACACAGAGGAACACCATCCTGGCACTATTGAATTTATACACAGAGCCAAACAGAATCTTCTCTTTGTTGGTGTGGTCAATAATTAAACTGCTGACGTTTAAGGACCGCAATGCACCAAAGGCACGTAGCACAACCTCGGCACTCTCAGGCTCTCCCATACAGGCAGAACCGAGTGAGTCGATGACCACAAGGGATATGTTGTGTTCCGCTACGATACTCCTGATTGACTCAATGTCGTTGGCAAGCCCTTGGTTCATGGACTTGTACAGGATACGTGACTCACCATCAAGGGCAAGTCCCTTTCGGATCATGGTTACTCTCGCCCCAATTTCCTGCTGATCTGTTTCCCAGTCAAGGTAGAGCACCCTTCCATTCAATGGTTCAACTGACACGCCACCGTGGTTCATGCCATGATCTGCAAGCACCGCAAGGTACTGTGCGAACCAACTCTTTCCTGTAGAACCGGGACCGTAAATAAGCGTGGGGTTGTGGAGCTGAACGATAGGGTCGATGAGCCACTTGGCCTGTGCCGTTACGTCCACCTTCCCATCAAGCACGACAACAGGAGAGCCGTGTCTCCACTTATCGAGGACAGCCGTACACAATTGTTCCATGACACGATCCCAGTCTACTTCGCTGTCACGGGAAGAAAGTGCCTTGCCGAATGTGTTTCTTGCGGCAGGGCTTGTCAGGTTCAGCCGTCCTGATCTCAGATGTCCTGCACTTGTTGGCCTGGATGAAGTAAATTGTACCTCTCCCTTGACCTCGTGATCTGAGGATTCTTTGATCCGGTCAACCCGAACATCAAGGTGTAACTCAGGCCAGGAGAGATGGTAAATCCCTGAGCTTCCTGAGATTTCAAACTCGTGCTGGTTAGGTGTGTCTTGGTTCAATATTGATTCCCCCCTTCTGTAATTTTTGTGGCGGTGGTGGCAGTAAGTACTTTGGTCTTGGCCTAGCCTTAGCTTCAACCCATTCTCCTTCTTGCCGGATAAAGAGTTCCTTCTCTTTGAGATCATTGGATCTCCGTATCTCAGCAAGCATACGCATCTGTACTTCCTGTCCCCAACAGTCATCGCACCATGCAGGTGCATGTGGAAAGTCCATCTCCTCATGCTTTGGCATCATTCACCTTGCTTCTGGCTAGTAGAGCCTTGACCTCTGGAATATCTTGGCGGGACTCTAACCACTCATCCCAGCTTTGTGCTTGTTTGTTATCCTTATCTCGTTTCCGTTTGTTCCTTGAGTGATAACGGCTCCCACACGGACTCTCCTTCCCACTCCCGTCTGGGTGTGGGCAAAAGTTTCTTCTTGGGTCAACTACAGGGAAAAGTCTGCCACATTCTATGCATTTCCTGAACTGTCTACTCTCCCACTTTCTGTTGTATTCTTCAGCCCACCGTTCAAGGGCTAGTTCAATGTGTGGCTTCATTGCTTGGCTCCCTTCTTGGATCGGGTCCAAGATCCTTACTCTCAGAGTGAAATCTGTGGACATAAACCCACCCGTCCTTGCACACCCACTTGCCCTTCCAGTCTGCCAGCCCTAATTTATGCCGAAGCTGCATGGCCTTCATCCTTGTAGTCCCTCTTCTTAAAAAAGAACCTTCCCCATTGTCGCGGAAGATTTGCCTTATAGGGAGAAATGATCGGCAGTGCTTCGGGTGGTGCCGGAAACTACAGGGAAACTTAATAGCGTCGCCTTCTTTCAATGCTCTTACTGCATCATATTCTGGCCGTGTGTAAATGCCCACATGCGTTTGGCGATCAGGCATATCACTAGGGTCTATCTTGATAATTTCTACCATTACTTCGCTCCTTTCAATAGCGTATATATGTGGTGTGATGCCTTGAATAACTCCCATCCCTGGTCAAGGTCAACAGATACAACGTCAACTCCTGAACCATCACGCATGATGTAGCACACGTTGCCAAACGTGGGGGTAAGTATGCTCCCCATTTCACGTAGTGCCATTGCGTAGGCTCCGAGCTGGGCGTTATCCTTGATAGACCCACCGTGCTTGCTGTAGCTTTCTGCATCCTTGGTCTTCCAGTCCCATATCGTTGTATGAGCAGGTCGAGAGAACGCATCAGCCGTGCCACCGTACCTGAGTTTGGGGTGATAGAGAAACCGTTCACTGGCAGACCATTCATGATGGTTGCCTACCTGATTCATCCATGTGACAAACAGGTCATTCGTTTCATCTACGGTCCCATTCTCTATGAACTCGTGTATCGCCTGGTGAAGTCGGTTCCCCTCGTCCTGTGCCTCTTTGGAGAGCCTTCTTGGGGCATCTAAATCGCCATCGTTCTCACGAGCCATCTTCAATCCCCATCCCAGACCTGCTCCAAATGCACCGGAATCGAGATGTCCCAACATAGTGGTGACACTCGACATCCGATCATCTTCTCCTTCAATCCAATACTGGTGATTACCATTCCTGGATATATTCACCCTGCGTCCATCAAACAGCAGACTTGATTGGGTTTCAGTTGGCATGGGCTTGCTCCTTTCCCTGAATCTTTTCTTCTCCGAACCCACAGAAGGGACAAGCGATATGCCATCCGCTCTTATCCTTAACGATATTCCCACCTATGATTGCCATAATTTGTTCCTTACAAGCTGGACATGTTACATACATAATTTACCTCACCCTTCCAAAAAACTAAGCTGTACTGGTTGTTGTTGATTAGCACCACACACGCATTGCCCATCTGAATAGTCGTGAACAATATGGAGCTGGTATTCCCAAAGCCCATTGCCTGAGAGATGTCTTCGCTTGATGACCTGGTGACCACCAAACTGTGGCTTTCTCAGGTGTCTGAGCTGTGCTGAGACTGATGCTTCTGGGTAACCCAACGAACTTATCTCTGCCAGTGTGTGCCATGCTCCATCGAGCATGTATTCGTAGATAGTGACAAGCTGTTTGTTCAATCGGGTCCCATCCAGGGATTCGGCATAAGCTGGACCGAATGTAGATGTGTTCATTAGATGCTCCCCAGGGACTCAAATTCATCCGGCTCAACAGCTTCAACTTCTGGCTCGACTGGGCCACGCCTTATCAGTGAGTAGATAACCCTAGCCACAGTATCAATTTCCTCTATCCATTTTTCAACGACAGCTTTTTCCTGATCTGTGTTATCACTAGGCTTAAAGGTCATCCCAACACCGAACTCACCATCAAATTTTCCAAATGGAAGTGCAGAAATTGCGTTATTGATAGCTGAGTTCCAAGCGATCCTTTCGTCAAGACTAACGGTGTGCTGTACAGGTGGGGGTGGTGCATCCTCGCTATCTTGTTTCGGCTCTCCCTGGAGTACGGTGAAGCTCCCTTCTGCAACGGTGTACTCTATTTCCATTGAGTGGCTGTTGATTTTTCCCTCACCTCTTACCTTAATCCTAAGCCCCACAAGTCCCATAAGATTCTCTCCATATGTGGCAATGAGGTTGTTGTACCACTCCGGCATTCGTATAGGATCTGGTGTAACAAATGCGGAAGTCTCCTTGTCCCAATACGAGAGAGGGAACTGCTTGATGAAGCGTACCCCTGATTCAGTTTCTATACTGAAATTAGCGGGTCTCCACGCCCCTGTTTCGGCGTTCTGGTTTATAGGGTAAGCCTTGGATACGGTTCCGATAATATCTGTCACTGGTTTATTCTGCACGGGTCACCTCTTTGTTTTGTCTATCAAGATTGAGATGTCTGCGACAAAGGTCAAGCTCACTTTGCTTGAACACATAGCCACTGTTAATTTTGTAAGGCTTCTCAGGCAGGTACTCTCCTAAGTATGTGTAGATGGTCCTGCGAGTGATGCCCAGGTACTTTGAAGCCGATACAGAGTCGTATCCTTTCTCTCCATCTATTTCAAATTGAGGGGGCTTCTTCATCGCTTATCTCCTATAACCCACTGCAACGCATCAAGGTATCCCTTGTGGTAGAAATGGTTTGTGACACCTGACATGTCATCGATAGCACCATCTTGTTCTAAGTCAGGCTCTTCCCCAACTATAGGATCAACAACCTCTATTTCCGCTGTGATTTCTGAGCGGTCACGCATGTTCTCGTAAGTCTCAAACAAACTATCGAATGATGTGCCGTAACTTTTCATCGCTTGCTCCTTTCACGATAATAATTTCCTTGCACCGAACCTGGTTGTCCATTGTGCGTACCTTTCCTATTCCAACAAGCTGTTTCATATAACTCCTTTACTATTCAACACTAGTAACCTACCGTATTGTACACAATACAAGGGCATATGTCTACTCACTCACCCCCTTTCTCTGGAAGGTCAATCTCTTCTGTATCATCATAATCTACGTCCTCGCTACCAACCCACTCTCTTACCCTCACGCCATCACGCATTGCTCTTTTCTCTGCGTCTTCCGGGTTCTTGGCAGAGACCTGGTACTCACGATAGACAGGTTGTCTCGTTTCAACTTTATAAGTTTTTTCACTCATCTTTCACTCACCCCCTTCCATAGCTTCAGCATCGCAAGGATCATGTTTGTTACCACATTCACCTAGATGTTGCTTGATCGCTTCCTCTTCACTGCTCGCATAGACCTCAACCTCGCAACCGAGCCTGTGGCAGTAGATATCTATTTTATAAGTTTGGTTACTCACCATCACTCACCCCTTCTTGCATCCAATAAGTCTTCCAGATATCGTTTCTCCCAGAAACGTATCCAGTGACCACCGCCAACAATCTCGACTTCTCTGAGAAATAAATGTAGCCGGTCTTCGGTTATTTTGCGGTTTTGCAGGTCTTTGTCTAAGTCCCAAGTTACTTCACCGTAGATACTCTTAGGCATCACTCACCTCCTTATTCCTGATAATCTGATGCTGAACATGTTGGACATTTGCTAGCGTCCTTATCGAGGACACGCTCACATTCTGGACACGTTTGGAAGTAGCTTCCTGTTTTATCGTCCCAGAAGATATTGTAGTACCGAATAAAGTCAGTAAAGTCTGCTCTAAGATTATCAACTGTATAGGTCCCGTTAATTAAATCTGCGATAATTCCAATCCACTCACTATCTACTCCAATCCAATCGCTAACCAAATCATGGGTTTGTCTGTCTTGCATATCTTCTCCTTTATCTTTTACTGGTTTCCCTGGATGTGACATTTTTCCACCTATCCTTTCCTTTATCCCCATTGTTGTGCCATTGCTTCTGCAATTCCTTGATATGTTTTGCTCCTTATCTTCCACCTGTCTGGTGATGGTCCCAGTTTGTTTTGTCCTGATGGTGTTTGGTTGGCATACCGTTTCTTTTTGATAACGGTAGTTGCCATGAGAGGTGGCAGTCCCTTGAGCCATAGGCAGGTTTTCTTACTGGCATCCTCTCCAAACATCCAAGGCTGTATGATCTGGTCTGGCTTGCGTATGTGGGTGCTTATGATTCCTACTGGGTTTTCGATGGCGATCTTTGGAATGTCTGCTGTAAGCAGGGCTTCAACGAAAGCGAGTGCTTCCTGTTGCCGTCCATCGGCACGTTTCTCAGCAAAGTACCTCGCTCCTGATACGGCAAGGTGGGTACAGGGTGGGAAGGCCACCATCAAGTCCCACTTCTGGGATCTTATAACGTCCAACACGTCACCCTGTATATGCTTCCCTTCTGTTTCACTTGGCAGAAAATCTACCGATACGGCATTGTGTCCACGTTTTGCAAAGGCATCCCGAACAGTGCCCGAATACTCGCAAGCTATTAAAATATTAGCCATTCTTCACCCATTCCAGAGCATCTATCCAACCTTGACGGTATTCATAGAATGTTAGGGCGGATTCCTCATCATCCTGACATTCCCACTCTGGCACTTCTGGATACTCCTCAACCAGTGCTTCCTGATCCTTTATTTCTTGCTCTAGCACGTTTTTAATTTCTTCCATGCTCTTCATTCTGTATGATTCCTTGTTAATTTGGATATATAAATCTACGCCTTCAACCTCTGCTTGTTCTGTATCATTCCAAACGGTTATTCCCATGTCTGACAAGACTTCAGTGAAGTCTTGGATGATATCCTCTATGTCGTTGTTCGAGTTATGTATTTTAATCCAAGCCATTACTTCCTCACTTTCTCTAAGCAGTTTTCACATAGCAGTTCTGGAATTGGTAAGTCTAGTATCTCGTAATCTAGCGTTGACTCACCACACTTATCGCACTCTACGCTTTGGCAATCGACACACATATAACCCGTTATTCTTACGCTTATTGTTTTATCCTCGCCACCATCCAAAACCAACATACCATCCGCACCGCTTGGAATCCTGTTGACGAACAGCAATAGCTGTTCACCGTTATCATCAACGGCTCCGAATGAGGTGTTACGCCCACAATGGGTACACCTGTCTCCAATATTTACTGTTACAGGCTCACTCATTTTGTTTCTCCTATTGATAGAACTTTATCGCCACCGCTTCCATCACACGCAATAGACAGCCGAATTGGGTGAGCGTAAGGGCTTTCAGATTCCCTGTATTCAACGCTACCCGATAAAAATGGTGTGCCTGTTTTGTGCATGTGGTCAAGCACCATTTCCTCTGCATGTTCCTCGCTTTGTGCTTCAACGATGAATCCACCAGTAGATTGAGCCATTACCCGATACGTTTTCAATTCCATTTGTTTCTCCTTTCTTTGGTTAATCTTGACCTAGATGTTTCTACCCAATTCAAATATCTTTGCGAATATGTTCTTCCAAGAGCAATCACCATGCATAAGCATCATCTTGTTTTGTTTCGGGTAGAAGTTCGCACAATGATCATCTTCTAACGTAATCAGTTCGGTACAGTTGCGGTCATCACAATGTGTTGGGAACCATTCAGCGGATACCCTTGCACCGTAGATGGGTTTCCTTGCACGTTTCATACGTTGCGGTGTTAACAGTTCTACACCGAACCCAAGGTATTTCCAGTGTCCTCGATTGTCCTGTCTGAATTTGTTGTAATCTAGCATGATTTTGTTTCTCCTTACTCCTTTGGTTGTCTAAACGATTGCTCTTATCTTGTAGCTGTCACCGTCACCTTCATAATCAATATAGCTATGGTTGGCGAAATTACCTTTGGCAAGATCGATAGCTTCCTCTATTCTCCTTCCACTATCACGACGTTTTTAGCGTTAAGGCTACCGAAGCACAGGCGGCACTCGGAACACGTCACCACGCGAACTCCAGCGGCGTTCTTGCTAGGGCAGCGTACTTCTGTCGCCTTGTCTACGTCGTCGTAGTTTTTGGCCATTCGATAGTATCGGACTTCTGGATACAATTCGCGTAGTTTCTCGACTGTATTAACATGGTCTACGCTAGCCATTGCATACTTGAACATATCGGGATTAAAGTTTGGGAGCATCCATTGGTGAGTGTATGAAGTTGTGAACGTGTTGGCAGAATTGTGGAGTCTGTCCCATATGTCCATTGGTACTGCAAACGGGTCACCGTATGAGCCTTGGCGTATACCTTTACCTTTAGCCTTGAGTATTTCCCCTGCTTGTTCCGGTGTCATTACCGGATAACTACCACGGATATACGCTTTAAACTTTCCACTAGGTGCAAACAAGAGATTTACATAGCACACACGGACGTACTTCTTAAGTGTAGAATCCCACACCATACGCAATGGGCATTCACCACAAATGGAATAGTCAAGGCCCTGGTTTACGGCCTCTATGGGGTGAATATCTGAGCGTACGATATCGACTTGTGCCATGTCTCCGGTTTTATCGTTCCCGCTTTTTGTGGTGAGTCCACTAAGCAGGGCCACAATTGGCCCGCCATCTATCAATGATGGTCCTTGCCAGATAATTACACTGTTAGGCTTCGGCATTTTGTCCCCTTTCGCCTGGTTAATTTTGAGCCCCCGAGGGACTCTATGCCAGATACAATAGCGGGTTGGGTACGGTATGTCAATACCTCAAACCTAATTATCACGATCTCTATTGCACCAGGTATGGCGCGAGTAGGCCGGGCCGGTTGGGATGTGGGGGAGCTTGGGGGTTGTGTTTAATGTCCTAGTGGCACACCTAAAAGATACCAGCTCGAAGTAGTCCCCATGATGACCTGCAGGCGTGGACTCTAGCGCGCCCAGGGTAGCTTCCTGGTAGCATGTGGACTAGGGGACTAGGGGACTAGGGGACTAGGATTAACCCGAGGGTACCAGGCCCGAGGGTTACATGTAATCAGAGAGAGTGAGAACGGGAGGAGAGGAGAGGAGAGGAGACCCACCACCCCGCCCCGGGAGGGGGAACGTGATGGTGATGGTGTGTGATGATGGTGAGTGATGATGGTTGATAGGTGATAGGTGATTGTGTGTGGTAAGTGTGTGTTGGTGGCGTGTAGGAGGTAGTTGTCGTGTGTGTAGTGCAGAGAGTGATTGTAGTGGATGTTGTCGAGGGGGGCATGGCTTGTGTTTAGAGTTGGTGGTTGTTAGGTACCCTCGCCAGAATTTTTCCCACTAAAGCCCTTTTTGGGTATTACACTTGACAGATAGGGGTAATATAGGGGTAATACTCGGGGTAATACTTTTGAAACGCTATTTTTCAGACAGTTTGTATCTATATTACGGTGTAATACGGGGTAATATTACAGTAATATTACCTTACCCCCCATGCCCCTATAAGGGCAGGGGTAAGGTAATATGTAATAGTTAACCCAGGGGATAAGGATTGTTAAGGAGAAGGGGATGGAAGAGAAGAGGCCACCGTTAATAAGTGGACGGAGCAATGCTCAGAGGAAAGAAGACTCCCAGAGGCGAAAGGGAATCTTCCTTGAGGCATTCGAGGAATGGGGGACAATCAAGAAGGGGTGTGAGGCGGCGGGGGTCCACCGTGAGACATACTCTTGGTGGCACAGCACAGATCCTGATTTCTCAAAGAAAGTTGATTTGATGAGGCAGTCATTTGCCGAGTCATTGGAAGCACTTGCGTTGGACAGGGTAAAGAATCCTGACAAGAACCGGGGGAGTGATGTGTTGTTGTTGGGGTTATTGAATGCGAATATGCCTGCTAAGTATAGGCCGAGTGTAGCGATGGATCAGGATTCGGCGAAGGAGCTGATTACAGAATGGCGGAAGGCATCGCAGGCGGTGAAGAAGGAGGGGGTATCGGTGGACGAGCCATTACCTGTTAGTGTTGAGGATACGCTGACGGAGATATTGGCGAGGAAGAAAGGGTGAGGAGTAACGGATGCTGAATGGTGTTGCCAG